AATGCTCACGAAAATGCCGTCAATGTCAACAGGCAAAGATGCTGAGAAGAAACAATCAACCAGCTTTTCAAATCTCTCAAATATGGCGGCTCAGGGTCGCCCTATGCCTCTCGCTTATGGGCGAATTAGAGTTGGCTCACTGATTATCTCTCAAGGCGTTGAGACGATGGATATTGAACGACAACCGCCAGAAGAGAAGAAAGGCAAATTGTTACCAAGATTTAAACGATAGGAGTTAGCAATGGGTAAAGGTGGCGGTGGCGGTCATACGCCTGTTGAAGCTAAAGAAACAAGCAGAAGTAAACAGCTTGTGAGAATAATTGACGTGGTTTCAGAGGGTGAAGTTGAGGGGCTTGCCGATGGAATGAAGTCAGTTTATTTTGATAATACTCCAGTTCAAAACAAAAATGGCTCCTATAACTTCAACAACGTTCAATTAGAGGGGAGAGTTGGTAGCCAAGCTCAAGATGTAATCGCTGGTTTTAACACTTCCGAAAAAGAGGTAAGCGTTGGAACTCAGGTTAGAAAGAATTTGCCGATTACACGAACCGTTACAGATAGCAAGGTTTCTCGGTTAAGACTAACAATCGGTGTTCAATCTCTATTTAGTCAGAATGAGAATGGCGACACAGGCGGAGCAACGGTAGAGCTTGTAATAACTATCGGCTCTCAATCCTATCCAGTTTCAATCAGCGGTAAATACAGCTCACAGTATTTACAACAGCACACTTTTGATAATCTTCCCCCTGTTCCGTTTACTGTTAAGGTTGAGCGAGTGACGGAAGATAGCAAATCTCAAAGACTTCAAAACAATACAGTTTGGTCAAGCTATACCGAAATTATTGATACCGAGTTTACATATCCAAACACCGCCTTAATTGGTGTGAAGTTTGATTCTGAGTATTTTAGTAATATTCCAGCTAGAACCTATGACTTATTAGGTTTAAGAGTAAAAGTGCCTAGTAATTACGATACACGCACCCGTAAATATACAGGAATGTGGGACGGTACTTTTAAAACAGACTGGACCGATAATCCAGCGTGGATTTTATACGATGTAGTGACAAGCAAACGTTACGGATTAGGCAATAGATTGGGCGAGTTCGGAGCGGATAAATGGGCATTGTATCAAGTATCGCAATATTGTGACCAATTGGTGCCGGACGGTTTCGGTGGACAAGAGCCAAGATTTACCTGTAACGCTTGGCTAACTGAGCAGCGTTCTGCGTATGACGTGATTAATGATATTTGCTCAATTTTTAGAGCCATGCCAGTCTGGAACGGTCAACAGCTAACAGTTGTAATGGATAGACCGTCAGATCCAGTTTGGACATACACCAACGCAAACGTAGAGAAAGGTGAGTTTAATTATACTTTCTCCGCTAAAAAAGCCCGCCATAACGCTATTCAAGTCGAATATGCCGACAAGGATAACGGTTACGAAAAGGCGATTGAGTACGTTTCCGATGACGAATCAATCCGCAGAAATGGCTTAAACGTTAAAAAAATAACCGCCTTTGGTTGCACATCTCGAGGTCAAGCGCACCGCACAGGTTTATGGTTGCTACAAACCGAGAAACTGGAGACTAAAACCGTTAGTTTCGTAGTTGGTGCAGAGGGTTTAATGCACGTGCCGGGCGACATTATCAAAGTCGCTGATACATATTACGCAGGCACTAATGTTGGTGGTCGAGTTTTATTGGTAAACGGTAAAAAAGTTACCTTAGACCGAGAAATCTCCGTTAATGGCAATAGTTACTTTAGCTACATCAACCAGAACGCCAAACATCAAGATATTAAAATCATCTCTGCGAAAGGTGCGGAAGTTACTTTAGACCAAGAACCAACAGGACTAGAGGCTTACGGTGTATGGTCATTAAGCACTCAACAGGTAACAAGCCAGCTATTTAAGGCTTTATCTGTAAAAGAAGAAACCAAAGGCAAATATACCATTACAGCCTTGCAGCACGAGCCGCAAAAAGAGGCGATTGTTGACAATGGGGCAAAATTTGAACCTAAAGCAACATCAATTCTTGCTGTACCACAGGTAAGTAATATCGGTGTAACGGTCAATCCTGATGGCAGTATCTCGTTTGCTGGCGATGTAACAGGCGGTAACGGCGTTATCAAGTATGATTTTCGCATCTACAAAGACGGTGCGTTATACGATATCCGATTGGGTCAAGCATCACCAAATCTAAACTTGGACGGCTTAGAGAATGGTGAATACACCGTTGTAATCTTGGTTAAAAATGAGCGAGGACAAATCTTAAGCGAAAGAACGCAAACCTTTGTCATTGATAAACCTCCAGCGCCAACAGGTGTAATAGTAACTGGTGGGCTAGGCAATATCACACTTGAGTGGGATTGGGTTAATGATGCCACAGCGACAGAGATTTTTGTTAGCGAAACTGACGACATCAAGACCGCCGCACGCTTAACGAAAATCACTGCGAGAATGTACACGCACGAAGTCGGAGCTAAACAGATCAGATACTACTGGATAAGACATACTCGAGGCGTGAACGTTGGTCCATTTAGTCAGCAAAGTGGCTTGCGTGGCGAAAGTTCGGTTGATATTGATGCGGAGTTAGAGATTTTAAATAAAAAACTCTCGCAAAACATCGTTGATGAAGTAATTGACACGGCTTTACCGGCCCGAAACCTTGACTTAATTAAAACGGTCAGCGGTTTAAATACTGACGAATATCAGGGGCATAAACAGGTTTACAACACTGCAGACGGTAAACTGTACACTTGGAATGGCAGCAAGTACCTTGAGAATGGTATTGATGCAAGCGGCATCCGCATTAAGACAACACAGCTGGTTGGCACCTTACAAGCCGATCAAATTGGTGCGAACACAATCGGAGCTGGTGCATTACAAGCTGGAGCGGTACGAGCTGAGCATATTGCTGCTACTCAAATCACAGGCGAGAAATTAGCCTTGGGGCTTGGTGGTAATTTGCTCAAGAATCCAATATTCGCCAATAACTCACAGGGATGGCATGGCTTTGTCTGGTATAACAAAAGCATCGAAAAATACTGGACGGCTGGTAGTGTTGGCGTGCAGCGCATAAGACGTCAGTATAGCGAAAGTCAGCCCTATAGACCGAAAGATAGCACGCATAAAGATGAAGAGTTTAATTTTGCCGCATGGTCCGTGAATGGATTCTCGCAGTTGGCAGTTGACAGTAAAAACAATCAGTTTTGGGTGGACAACGCAAGGGTGTTCGCCAATGTCATCCCCGGTAAAACCTATATATTCTCAGCATACGTTGGTTGTTATCATTGTGGCGGATATTTGATTGCTGAAGAATACAGTGCTGACAGCAAAAATTATATCCGTTGGCTTGCTGACTCCGGGTTATTTGGCGAAAGAAATAATATTTTGTTAAATGATGGTGAGAGCTGCGTCGAAGCTAGCTCTTCGAATTTTGCGAATGGAGTGGACACAAATAGCACACATCGTGCATTTGTTAAATTCATAGCCCCTAGCAGTGGTGTGGTTTGTCTTGCTTTCCGCATCCATAGATTTGGCTATAAGCAAGCCTATCAAGACTGTTATATGGCTAGAGCCATGCTTGAAGAGGTTGAGTCAAGCCAAAATACTCCTAGCCCATGGCGAGAAACATCAATCACTTCTATTGATGGTGGCTCGATTGTATCAAACTCAATCACAACTAAACAACTTGGAGCTGATAGCGTAACAGCTAATAATATTGCAGTTGGCGCTGTGGCAGCTAAACATATCGCAGCTGGAAGTATCGGGGCGGAGCATATTGCTACACGGTCATTAACATCTGACAAGCTCAATGTATCCAGTCTTTCTGCGATTAGTTCTGACATTGGTCGGATTAATGCTGGCGATATTACAGGGGTCAATATCCATGGTAACAATATCAATGGTAATAATATCTCTGGTGGCTCAATCAGCGGTACGACAATCACGGGTACAACGATAAACGGTACTGATATTAACGGTGGTACGATACGAGGCGCTAGACTGGAGGGTGTAACTGGTAAATTCACGGGATCGCTTGAGGTCAATCAGTTGATTGGTGGTAATCTGTGTGAAACGTTTATTGCTAATGCCTATATAGTTGCTGGGAGTTATCAATCAAGAATAAGGATAGCACCGTCTCCAGTTAGGAGGATTTTTTTCGTGGTTAATTCACACATAACTTTCACGGTAGAAGCAAATCAATCGCATGAGTATTACTATTGGCACACAGATAAAAAAGACCCTACAGAGCTTTTCAATATTGGCTTTGGTAATGGAAACCCTGCCAAGTTATGCATCGTAGCATACGCAGTATCAAGCACGACAACAATGACACAAGTCTAGGAGTAAAAATGACAACATTTAACAAAATCTTAAATCCAATGTATTCAGCTATTGCTGCATACTCCAAACAAGAAGATGGTTCTATCAATGCCAAGTATGTGCTAGGCACTGGCGAAGATAGTGACGGTTCCGTGACTAACTTCACACCTATTATCTCTGATTACAAATGGATTGATGCAACAACAGCCAAAGAGCTAATGAAAAAACCATTAACTAAAGACGATATTGGCAAAACCACAGAGCAAATTGATTTAGAGCGGATTTATGCTTATCTGAAAGAAAATGGTCAAATCGTAATCTAGTCAACATTAAACTAAACCAACCGCACTTTGAGTAATCTTAGTGCGGTTTTTTATTGGAGCAAAAATGGAAAACATTGAGCTAGAAACGGTGCGTGGTGATGATGACGGATGGACTTTCGAAATACTGGAAGATGACGAGCAGAAAAGTGATTTAACTGGTAGCAAGTTTGATATGTGGATTGAGCCAAAGAAAGGCGAGGTTATCAAGCTATCAACCGAAACAGGGGAAATCACTGTAAGCGAAAATCTAGTAACAGTTACATTGTCACACGACAAAACACTAGGGGCGAAGTGGGAGACAGCAAGCTGGGATTTACAATGCACCAGCCCTCAAGGATTAATCAGAACGCTCGCAGGTGGTGAATTCACGCTTATCCACGATATAACGGAGGCGAGATGATTATTAGATTAGTTAAACGCTCAAGACCTAATATTAAGGTTAAAGTGCGTTTAATAAAAGAGATTGGCGAGAGAAAGGAAAAGATCCCAACTCTCGAAGAATTGAAAACATTTTATAGAATAGGAGCTTTATAGCATGGCAAGCCAAGAAATTACAACAGTTTTAACCGAGTTCGCAGAATTCTTAGGTCAGGAAGATAAGAAGCGTCAAACTGCAATCGGTAACCTTGATAATTTAACGACAGAACAAAAAACATCACTAGTAGTAGCAATCAATGAGTTAAAACAATCCATTACAGCTTTATCTGGCAGTAGCGCCGGCATCAATGATAGCGCAACAGGCGACAGTTCAACCCTGTCAGCTAAAAAAATCCTTGAATTACTCAATCAAGCGAAAACAGAGGCTAAAAGCGAAATCTTGGGCGGTAACGTAGCGGCAGAGTTGGACACTATCAAAGAGCTTGCTGATGCGTTAAATGGAATGAAAACAGGTGAAGATGGCTTGAATAAACTCATTCAAAAAATCTCACAAACTAATGAATCATTAATGCTATTAATTCAGAAAAATACAGTTCTTGACGGGTTGAATTTAAAAGAAGCTTACAACAGAGGTTACAATAAATAATGGCATTCCAAGCGAATATATCAGAATTCGCTGAATTCATGGGAACTGAAATTAAGCGAATAGAAAAGAAAATTCCAGAGGGTGGCGGTGGTAGTCAATCTAGTGATTCAACAATAATCACTGGAAATGGACGACCAGACAAACCGGAAACAACAGGCGGCAAAATTACAGGTAATGAGCCAAATGGTACTTTTTACAGCTCAACAAATGGCGCTGGAGTCGGGGCTTATTTGTGGCAGAAACAAAACAACAAATGGGTTGTTATCTCTGCCGATACAGGCGAAAGACGAATGAGCAAAACATCTGTAAATATTAAGGAAGGTGATATATACCTCAGACGAGTGAACAATATGGTCGAGTGTTCATTTACTAACGGTCGGTGGGGGACAATCTCATTTTACGGGAGTAATAATCCTAAATTTACTCGTAAAAATCACGCAAAACGGATGAATATTCTGCCTGATTTCAGAATCCCGTTAGGATTTCGTACAAATACACCTTTTATGTTACCTTTTTATAATGATGACGGTGATTATATGGCAGTGTTATATGTCGGTAACAGGTCAGACCGTAGTTATATCGAATTACGGTTCAAAGATAACGTTCCAACAGCAGACCTTGATTATATGAGGTTACCTGTTATCAGTTGGATAACGGACGAGCCATTCCCAGAGGTATTGCCTTAATCCAGAAGTTCGGCAACTTCTTCCATATTCGGGGCGTAATAGACATTTTGTAAAATCCTTATGTCTTTATGCCCCGATATTTTCGCCAAAGTCATCACATCGACCTTTTTGGCTAACCTTGTTAAAGCCTCTCGTCTGGTATCGTGGAAATGTAGATATTCTCGGTTAACCGCTTTCTTAAGCTTTCTAAACGTTGCATCTAGAATATTAGACTTCACCTGAAAGCAAGTATTACCTTGCTCAATCTCATCTCTTAGCCTTTCCAATATCCTTACCGCATTTTTTGAAAGCGGAACAGTGCGAGAAGAGCCGTTTTTCGTCATTGGTAAATAAGCTGTCTTTCTTTCTAGGTTTACATTATCCCAAGTTAATCCGCATATCTCACCAGCTCTCATCGCAGTTTCAACAGCAAATAGCATTGCTGCACCTGTGCGAGCCTTAGCGGTTTTTAAGCTCTCATTATATCCGCTAATCTTGATAATCTCGTCTATATCTTCTTGTGTAAATCTTTGAGTTCTTGGTTTGCTTGCTTGTGGTTGTTGCAATCCGGTCATAGGTGAGTTTTGAATGTATCCCCAACGCTCAACAGCAACCTTGAAGATATGCCCGATGGTAGATAACTCCCTGCGAACACTTTCATCTTTAACGGTTTCTAGTCGCTCTTTAATCCACAACTCTAAATCATGACGAGTAACATCGGATATATACTTATCTGTGATAGGGTGGCGTAGAAAACGAGTTAGACGGTTGAATTCGTGCTTTTCGCCTCGTTTTGTTGGCGTAACCTCATTCAAATAACGCCTAATCACATCAGAAAATAGCGTTTCTGGTTGCATGCCATTAGCTATTAACTCTAATTTCTTTTCTTCTTCTGCTCCCCACAAGATAGCTTCTGTCTTTGTTGAGCAGGTTTTGGATTTTCTTTTACCGTCTCGATAGACCTCTACACGCCATCTATCGCCACGTTTTCTAACTGTTGCCACTTTAATTAATCTCTAAACGTAAAAAGTTGCCAAAAATTAAACCACTTGGCGTAATTTTGGCGTAATGAACGCGTAAAAATATATAAAAATACATAAAAAATGGCAATACTGGATAAAATTAAAAGAGTAGAGAAGTGTTGTTTAAGTATCGTAAAGTGTTGATTTTATTAATAGAAAAGCAGAAAAGAAAAATCCCCGCTCAATGAGCGAGGATTATAATGTGGTGCCTAGGGTC